GATCGGCTGCCATGTAGATACTATTCGCCAAGCCATGCAAGACGAAAATTCTGAGTTTTCCAAGGCATATAAAAACGGATTTTCGTCAATGAAGATGAAACTGTCCGAAGCTCAGGTCAAGACAGCGATTGAAGAACATAATCCTACCCTTTTAGTTTGGCTTGGCAAGCAGTATCTTGGGCAGAAAGATGTTCCGGATGCGCCGCAAGACCACAACAAACCCGAAATATACATGCGCCCAGCGCGGCTGGCGGAATCCGATGAAGATTAACTTTTGTGAAGATCATTATTTGCCGCATCAATGGCAATTCCTTAATGATTGGAGTAGAACGCTTGGTCTAATCGGCGGGCTCGGATCTGGCAAGACTGCGGCGTTTCTTGCTAAGACATTCATCTGCCACATCAGTCGACCAGGCGCAACCGGAAGGAGCAATGTCGGCGTCGGCTATCCATCTTATGGCGATGCGAAGGAATTGTTCTTCTACCCGTATTGCGATATGTTGGATATGGCGGGCATCAAATATGTAGAGAACAAATCAGAGCTTACAATCAAAACCGAACAGGGTCAAGTCAAGATAGTGTCTGTATTCCATCCTGAGCGGATCAAGGGATTTTCGTTCACCGATTTCGGTTTTGATGAAATTGATACGCTTGATTTGGAGAAAGGTAAGATCGCTATCCGCCGGGCAAGAGAACGTTTGCGTGGACGCAGAGACGCTCAATTGTTTATGGTTTCGTCGCCGGAAGGCTTTTCCACCTGTTACGATGTGCTGAAGAAGAACCCGAATCCAGGCACATCCGTCATTCATGCCGATACGCGGTCAAACACATACCTCCCCGCCGAATACATTAATGATTTGCTGTCTACCTATGATGAGCAGATGGCTATGGCGTATATTGAAGGGCAATTCGTTAATCTGAACAACATGTCAGCACATTACGCGTTCAAGCGCGCTGTTCATGTTCATGCCGTGCCGAAGCCAGATCTTGGTGACGTGATCCTTGTAGGGATCGATTTCAATGTCAACCCAATGACGGCTGCTTTGTGCTATACCCGCGAAATTGACGGGCGCACACATTACTTTTTCTTTGCTGAATACTATCTTTTGAACGCTAACACATATCTGTTGTCAGACTTGCTGGCAGAAGACTATCCGAATCGCGTATTGCGCTGCTATCCTGATCCGACTGGGATTGCGCGTAAGACATCATCTGACGCCAGCGACATAGAAATACTGAAGCGCAAAGGCTTTGATGTCCGGTATCGATATGGCATCACGCAACGCAGATCGCTCAATATCGTCAATGGCGCATTTGCGCATAATGCTATCCATATCGATCTAAGTTGTGAAAATTTGATTAACGATCTTGAGCAGGTGGTAACGGATAGCGCCGGCGCAATAGTGAAGCCAAACGGCACAATGCTGACACATATTTCTGACGCAATGCGCAATATAATTGTTGTTGACGCATTAGTGAAACAAGAACAAACACCGTGGGATGTAGCATGAATTTAGATTTAATACGCAGAGCAAAAATGAATAGCATAATGCAAGACGATTTACAGCGGCGCTCAATTACACGTATGGCGATCGACTTCTACAACTATAACCAAGAATCGTATACTTTGGCGAAAATTAAAAGCCGATACCCGGACACATATACCGATCTGCAACACTATATTGTGGCGACAGATTTGTCCCGCGCGCTAACCCGCCAGCTTGCCAAAATTTTCCAGCAAGACCCGTCTATTGTATTAGATGGAGCGTCAGATAATTTGGCTAAACATTTTACTGATTTGCTTGATGGCGTGAACTTATTCGGTTCTTTGCGCGTTATTGATCGATACGCAGAAACTTGCAATCAGATCGGCATTGCGCCAATTTTTAATCCGAGAACAGGCAAAATAAAGCTGGACTTCATTACGCCGGATCGCTGCATAGTTTGGCAAGATGATGTTGACCCTACCGAAGCTGTAGCTGTGGCTTACACAATCAGGAATAAATTTAATACTCCGATTGCAGAGCGCGCTGATGTGTATGCGCTCTGGACGGATGACGAATATCGCGTAGTGACTCTGAAAACGGATGGAACGATTGACACAGACATTGAGCCGCCTCAGCCTAATCCATACGGTCGTATCCCAATTGCTTGGTTTCGCACCGATATGGCAATTGACTCGTTTTGGCTTGATCGTCAATTCCCAATGGTAGACGCCAATCTGCGCGCCAACATCCAGCTGACCAATCTTGATGTTGCGCTGGATTATCAATCATTCAGCACAATGTGGACGTCTGGCATGCCGGAAGGTGCGAAGCTTAACGTTGGCGTTCAGCGATACATCAACATCCCTCGCGATCCTGTAACCGGCAATGTGAGTGGCTCTATTGGCTATGCTACGCCATCGCCACAGCTGCAGACGGTCTGGGATATTATTAACGACAATATAGCGCTTGCGGCGTCTCTTATGGGCATTAGCGCGGAAGCAATCAAGCAAGGAAGCTCATTCAGCTCCGGATATCAATTGCGCCTATCAAAATCCGATGTGATATCGTATAATGTGGAAAAGCGACCTATATATCGAGAGCCGTTGCGTGATCTTGTGCAGCTCATCATGGATTGCAAACGGCTTAATAGCAATGTCAACATGCCAGAAGCTGCAGACATAAAGATTGACTTTGCCGATATCACGATTGAACAAAATCCGTTAGAGGAAGAGCAGGTGCGCACGCTGAAAATTTCCAATGGCACAATGAGCCGCGTAGACGCCATTATGCTTGACAACCAAGACTTGAGCCGTGAAGATGCGGAAAAGGAAATTGAGCGCATTGACTCCGACAACAATCGCTTCCGCATTGGCGCGGCAAACATTGATCAGGGCATATTTGATGAATAAAGCAGTTTCGACTGAAATTGATCAACAAACCGCTTGGTTTGAGCGCAAAATGCTTAAGATTGCGAGCCGATTGGATGCGCGCATTACTGCTCTAATCCGCGAGCTCGATTCCCGTGGCGGGCATCTGCTAAACACAGAAGAAAACATTCAGATGTGGGCGCAAATTCATGGATCAATTTTAGAAGAACTTAATGCATCCGGATACACCGAGCTTGTAGCCAGGTTAAACGAAAAAGAAAACGATTTACTACGTTCTATGAAAAAGTCAAGTATTCCCGGAGCGGTTCCTTTGGCATTCACGCAGACAAGCCAATCGGCTATAAGTGCGTTCAATTCGCTTTGGAATGCGCGGATTGGCAATCTCGGCAATGATGTGGCGCGCCAGATTCATGCCATTATTGGCGACAGTATTTTTGGCGGAACGAATATCTCAGATCTCGTTAAATCGGTCAAAGCAATACTTGAAAGGCAGCTTGTGCGCTATGCCACCACCTATGTGAACACGAGCCGCGCAAAGTTTATCCAAATGATGCAATACGAAGCCGCTCGCAATTATGATGGCGGACTGTTTTGGATATACGAAGGTCCGGAAGATGATGTTACGCGTCCGGTCTGTCGCGAAGGCACCGGTATGGATGTTAGTGCGATGTTTCCTAATGCGCCATATTTTACCGAAGATGAGCGCATCGAATTTGAATCTTATAGCGCACCGGAGCGGACATATAACTGCCGCCACACTTTTATGCAAATAACTAAAGAATACTATTACGATAACGTGAGGTAAATATGGCATATCGTAGAATTGATGATAATGATACTATTGAAATCCGCAGAGCGCAAGGCGGCAACAAACCGGAAACGCGCACAGCTGCGGAGCTGAACGAGTATTTCAGCAAAGAAGAGAACCCCGAAATTGACGCATTACAGGCTCAGATCGGTGACTATGATCCCGAAGCCACCGAAAGCACTATTACCGACGATCTTGAGGAACTGCAAACGCAAGTGCAGACCACCACAACCGGGCTGCTTGACAGAGCCACTGCATTAGAGGCTATCGCACAGACCGCTATCGAGGGCGCGCCTGTTGCGCCTGTTGCGGCTAAGCTGGTAACCGGGTCCGGAGAGAATTGGGAAATCACGTGGGAAGCCGTAACAAAAGGCGATGCCGGCAATGCCATCAGTATCGAGATCGTGAACGGCATGGGCGAAAGCTCACCCATCACAATCAGCACTACCGGCAACGCC